TATCAGCAGGATTAGCCATAGCTCTAATAGCTTTTACTAGGCTAAATTCTCTTACTTCTTCTTTAGTCATGCCGATTTCTGAAGGAGTTTCTAAAGGAGTGTTGTTAGAAATATTTTCTAATAATACACCTCTAAATTCTTCAACAGAGATACCATCAGCAATCGCTTTGTCAGCTAAATCTCTTTTATTGTGTCTAGCAGCTAAATCTATAATCTCTTTTGAGTTTCTTTTAAATTCAGCTTTAGCTTCATCAATAGTTTGAGTTCTAACTTCATCTAGGTTTATGTCTTTTTTATCTTCTGACATTTTTATCTCCTTAAAGTTAATATCATTATTATTTTTAGAACGACCAACTCCAACAAGCCTTGACTGATCGGCTGGGACTGATACAGAGGAAACCTCCATAGGAGTCCACTTAGCTTTATAGTAAGTCTCATCTTTGTCATTCATTCTTTCCAGTTTGTCGATGCGATATCCGACGGATATATTCATGCGTATCCCATCTTTTACGTCTTCAAACACTTCTTGAGCTAAAGCAGATTTTCCAAATCTGACTACTGCTAAAGACCTTTTAGCAGTCTCGTCTAGTTTGAATTCTTCAATTACACCTATTTGCTTGGTCATATCATGATCCAAGAGAAGAGGTGCCCTTCCTGAATTTATAAACTCCATGTTTACATCATCAGAAGAATGTCCCAGCACTTCCATGCCAAAACTTCTTTCAACAGGCTCTTCACTAGAAACACCTATACGAACTCTTCTATTTTCTTCATCAAGATAAGAATGTTTAGATAAATCAATAGTTCTATATTTCATAGGCATATCAATTACTTTTCTTTCTTCTTCTGATTCAGACATAGAAACCTCATCAGTTGTTTCTAATTCTTCACCTTCATGTTCGACATCCTCATGCTTCGCAAATTCAACGATAACTTTATCATCAGTTTCGCTAACATTAAGGATATGTCTATCTTCTTTATTTTCCATAGCTTTCTCCTTGTTTTTGGTTGATAAAGGATGTCCTTCAGGCAGCAGATCAGTGTCATGCTTTCCTGACTTGTATTTACCAGTCTTTAAGACTCGTAAAAAATTGTTAACTCGTGCCATTGCCCACTGTTCTTTTGATGTGACATTAGGTCTGACACTTGAAGGATTTGTGTTATATGCACCAATCCCTCTGTTGTAAACTTTTTGTAATGTTGAGTAGCTAGTTCTTTTAGCTGGATTATCACCAACACCTTCATTATGCTCCCTAGCTTTTTCTCTTAATGTATCTTCAGTTGATCTTTCTTCTAAAGACCTGTCATCTTTCATTTGATTGACTAATTTCTTAGACCAACTAAAACCAGCATCTCCTCCCCATAAAGCCCATGCTATTCTTCCGTTTGATGGGTAGCCTTTCTCACCCTGCCTAAATCCTTCTGCTTGTTTATCTACTTCATGTCTACTGAAAAAACTATACATCCTTTTAATAGTTTCATCAGAAAGATTTTCATTATTTAAGATTTGATTTGCTCTTTCAGCACCAATTCTTGTGCCTCCTCTACCATGCTCTTTACGCCAGTCTAAACCTTTGCGAGCTTCTTCCTTCATTCCTTGAGTTGGTTTAGCCATCTTCCTCATCCTCTCCACCCTGTATTTTTGCATCTACAGGATTTTTCTGACCAAATGGCTGATAAGCTAATTCAATATCATACTGTTTAGCTAATTCAATTTCTTTTTGATGTTGTTCAAAAAGTTCTTCAGTATCTCTTCCGTAACTACCTGATATATCGGCATAAGTAAGTGTTCCATTTTGTAGACCTATTACATTTGCTTGCATTTCTTTTAAAGGATCAATCCAAGCAAAACTTCTTGGTATATAGTTTACAGAACTAGCAAATTTATCAAATTTACCCATAGGTAGATTGATATAACCTGTAGATATAACCATCTCTAACCAAGATTTAAAAACTGGGTTTATAAAATGGTCAATTACAAATTGCTGATATATTTGATACATACTCCTATCTTCCAATGCACCCTGTCTGATAGAACTATAATTTACTGATGTAAGGTCATTACTTAACGAATGATAAGAAATATTTAAACCTGATGCGATACTTCTTAAAACACTGGTTGTAAAAGAATCAAAAGCAGATGTTGGGTGAGTAGGGTCAAATGCTTTGAAATCCATACCACTAGGCAATTGTTCAAATACACCAGCTTGTGCGTTCATTGTTGGATTAAACGTATCTTCATATTCACCATCACCAACATATCCATCACCATCAGGTGAAGTAAAGAAACCCATTTTAGATGCACCAACTCTAGCTGCAACTATCTCTGCTTCTAAATAACCATTTAACATTTTCACATTAGCCATAGATGTAGCAACCAAAGAAACACCTCTAGTTTGTTCTGCTCTAGTAGGTAGGTAAGCATGGATAATCTCATCAGCAGGCACTCTAATGTGTTGTGCTTGAGCTAAATAAACTCTGTCGTAAGGATGATCTTTATATAAGTGATAAGCCACTGGTCTATCGTACTTATCTACTTCAACACCCATCTTAATTCTATTGCCAGTAGCTTTATAAACGTCATTTTTATTTTCATCTAAATGGTCAGCTTCTAAAAACTGTAACTGGAAACCAAAAGGTGAATTACTATCTTTAATTTTTCTAATTAATACTTCACCATCTCTACACAAAGATTCAATAAATATTTTTTGACAATCTAAAAAAGATAATCTTCCATTAGTAGTACAGTTACCTACTTGACCCCATTCCTTCCAAGCTGACTCAATGAGCTGGTTTCCAGCAACGTCTAATGAACCATTGTCATCTCGACCTTTACTGGAAACTCTTATGCCATGCTTACCGATAACATTAGATACCATCAGGTTTAAGTATCTTGCAATATAGCTATCGTTTCTTGCTAACTCTCTTGCTCTATCTCTTAAAATTCTTATGTTATCTTTTATCTCAGCATCAGCACTTGTAGAGGTGGTAACGAAATCTGCAAAAAGTCTACCAGTATTAGCACCTGTATAGCTTCTTCTGTATGCTTGTCTTTTCTTTTTCTTAGGTTCGTTAATACCTAATATTCTGTTATACCATGCCATTATGTGTAACTCGAAGGATTAGAACCAGTTACCTTACCAAAATTGACTTTGATAGTGTTTCCTGATCCGCGTTTATTCTTAATTCTCTGTATTTTGACTTCTTTTAGATATTCAGCTTTATATCTATCTCTAAAAGTCATAAGTTCGTCTATAGACATTCTTGATAAAGACCTACCAGCTATAGACATAGATGATTGATCAATATTTGCTCTATTCTCAATAACTGCTTCTATTGCATCTAAAACAATCTTTGCATGACTTCTAACTGAAGCAGTTGTAGTTGCATAATTATCTTGAATCTCTACAAAACCTTCTTCTAGCTTGACTCTTGCAGAATCAGAACTTCTAGTTATGTAAGAAACCCAGTTATAATTACCTTTTGTGTAAGAAGATGTATTACTAGCCTCAATTAAGTAGGTATCACCTGACTCAGTTGCAGTTAATGTAAAGTTAGAAGCAGTGCTTCCATCTACAAGATTAAATTCATAAGATAGTGAATAATCTGCTACTGGATAATCGTTAGCTAAATCTTCTCTTTTCCATGCCCAATAGTCTCCTAACTGAAGTTCAGTAGGAACTTGTGATGGATAATTTGTTGAATCAAATTTGTTGCTCAAGCAAAAACCTCATAATGTTTTAGATATATCTAATATCACACTATGGTTTTCTGCTAAAAAGTCAACATATTTACAAGTAAAAGTCAAATTACTTCCAAGAAGTAGCAAAATTACCTCTATTTATGCCTCTTTGTGGCTTATTTTGTCCTTTTTCTTTAGGTTTTGTCTGTTTTGTTAATATTTTTTCTTCAATTGAATCAAAATTAGGATTTAGTATATAAATAGCAGCAAAATTATAAACTAATGTATCTAAAGCCTCATTTCTTGGTCTAACCTGCTTCCAAATAAGCGATTTACGACCTCTAACAAATTTTGTCACTCTTTTTTCTGCTGTAAGCTGTTTAAAATACTCTTCATCAAGATCTGAGCAAAAATGCAAGGTAGTTAGCTCATTTTCAGCAGCTAAACGTGCAAAAATAGCTTCTTTTGCTGAATCTGTACCAATTCCGTACAAAACAGCCTTATTTTTACCAACAAATGTAGGTCTATTAGCAATTGGCTTACCAGCTTGAGATAAACCTTTAACTGCAAAGATTCTTCTTGCTTGTCGTGGTTTAGTAAATTGATAAACCATATTAGTATGATGACCACCTGAGTCAATTGTGCAACATGATATCGGTATTAATCTTTCGGATTCAGTTTTAAATCGTTTTTTTAAGTAAGAATCCAAGTCTGACCAAACATTTATAGCGTTAGGATCACCCCAAAATATCTTGTAATCACATACCCATGCTTCATAATTTTTACCCCAACCAACTAATTGAAGCTCAAGTCGATCTTTTTGAGTATCAACTCCAGCCGTTAGAACTAATACATCTTCAGGAATGTTTGTGTAATCATAATTCAATCTACGCTCTAATAATGTTTCATATTCAACAGCTTCACCTTGTTCTTCCCAAGATTCTCCAAGAGCAGTGTTTATCCAAGTCTTTAACATTTCAGGATTTTTTTTAGCTTCAAGAAAGTTTTTAGCCATATCAGCCCATGTTGACCAAACTGAATATAATTCAGATATATGAAATCCTGCTGTATTAGATTTAGATTCTGATGCAATCCATTCACCATGCTTTAACATCCATTGTTTTTTAGATTCATCAATAACAGAACCACAATGCTCACAAGCATAAGAGGCTGTTTCAGGTTTATTTTCATCCCAAACCACGTTTTTCCACTTTAAAACTTGTTTTTCATTACATTCAGGGCAGGGAACATGATAATAACGCTTATCTGACTCTTCAAAAGCAGTCTCTATTCTTGATAGTCCTTTTATTGTAGGAGTAGAACACATATATATCTTTTTATTCCAAAAAGTAGTAGTTCTCTTAGTAGCAAGTGATATAGGGTCTCCTTCGGCACCAGCAGATGCCTCATATCTGTCAACTTCGTCTGCTAAAACGATTCTGATTGGTCTTGAGGCAAGCCCTGATGCAGAATTAGAGCCAACTATATTTAAGTTACCTCCAGCAAATTTTTTCGATAAAACTGTATTACCACTATCTCTACTTCTAGGGTCTTTTACACAATTTCTTATCTTTTCAGAATCGCGAATCATTGTAGCCAATCTATCCTTACTAAATGCTTGAGACATCTGTAAGGTTGGTTGCATTATTAACATAGGTGCTGGGTCTTGATCTATGTAGTAGCCAATAACATTAAGAAGTATCTCTGTTGCACCAACTTGAGCAGATTTCATGAATATGATTCTTTGTATATCAGGATCGTTAAAAGCATCCATTATCTCTCTTTGATAAGGAGCACGATCTGTACGCCAAGCTCCAGCCTCTGCTGAAGATTCAGGAGATAATCGTCTGTAGTTATCAGCCCAATCGCTAATCTTCAGATTCGGTGGTGGAGTCCATACCTGATTGGTCTCCTGTATCACCTTTTCTATATTTTTGAGGTATTCCATCTTGAGCTAACTCGTTTAGTGCTTCATGCACTTGTTCTTTTATTATTAATTCTGCTTCTGCATATTTATCTACTGTTATAACCTGATGTGCAATTCTTGATGGTAAGCCTAGCAATTTAGCTCTTGCATTAGCAACATAGTCAATCCATGTTTCTTGAACTAGTTCTGCTGGTATTAACTTAGCTTCCATCTCTTCCACTTCTAGTTCAGCCTTTCTAGCTTGAGCAGCAGTAAGTTTAGTTTTTTCTTCTGCTATATCACCAGTGCCATCTTTTCTTGTGTATCTAGCAGATTTTCTTATATGATTAATATACTGTATTCTACATACATCTATATTAACAGGTGATCTTCCTGAACCAATAGTAAAGATTCCTTTACCTATCAAATCACTTATTGATTGTGGTGATAGATCAAGATGTTCTGCTAATTCTTTTCTTGTAGCCAATGCTTTTAACGTGATTTCTTAATACTCATAAGTATAAATATACTTGATTCAAAGCTCAATTACAA